ACTGCTAAGTCAGGTGCAACGCCAGCTAAGTCTGACGTGTTCTTGATTGACCGCAACGAAGTTGGTACCCTCCTTGTCAAGGATGAAATGAGCACAGATCAGTTTGATGATCCAACTCGTGACATTCGTCAGATGAAGATGAAAGAACGCTATGATATCGTAATGCTTGGTGACGGTGAAGGTATCACTGTTGCTAGAAACGTTAACCTTGCTCGTAACTACGAAGTTCAGGTTACCAACGATATTTCAGCATAACAAAAAACCTTAGGGTTAGTTATAGTTACGAATCCCTAGAGAATGGGGGGTGTGAGAGAAATCTCCACCCCCTATTTTCATATTTCCGTTTTGTTTATTACTATTGATACTAGTTAATAATTTTGGAGAATAATTGTGGCCCTATTTCTCATCGATCAAGCTAAAGTAAATGCGTACAGTGCATCTATAAAGTTTGGTAGAACAGTAAAAATATCTTCATTAAAAAATGAAAACTTTAAAGTCTATACAGATGCAGCTACCCCGGCACAGGTAAGCGCTCCATTTGAAATTATTAATACAATAAAAGATTATAATCAAATTTCTAGAATTATAAGTCTTTATTGGAAAGCTAATTTAGTTGATGGCCAATCTTATTTTATAAGAATTGAAAACATTGTAGATTCAGCTGGATCAATGGTCCCTTATGAAATAATAAAATTTACTTACGTTTCTTCCGCTACGCCATCAGATAAAGAATTTGTTGATCCAGGTACAATCCCTGTTTTGATCGAAGATAGATCCGTAAAAACAGAAGTAGACATTAGCTACAATATTATAGCTAAAAATCCTTTATTTTACATAGAAAATATTGACCCAGTTGATGGTGATTTTTATTTATCAAATGATTACAACTATGGAAGAGTCACTGTAACCTTTAACGAAAAACCAGCTTCAAACTTTTTAAACAATAGATATTTTTTGTGCCAAAGAAAGAAAATACAAAAAGGTCCTTCTAGGTGGGAAAACATTACCACAAGTGTGAGCACCCATTCTTGGAGGGCAGAAGTGTATATTGACTTCCCTTCGCTAGACGCAACCCCATCTTATTTTACTGCTGATAAAGATTATTTTGAACAGGGTTATAAATATAGAATTAAAATTTCTAAAGATATTGGAATTTAATATGGCTAATTTTGTATACAAAAAAGCTAAAGAATCTTTATTAAATGGTGAATTTAACTTAAGTTCAAATAGCTTAAAAGTTCTTCTTATTGATAAATCTTTATATACACCAAATGAGAATTCAGACCAATACATCTCAGACATACCAGCAAGTGCTATAAAAAAAAGATCAAATAGCATGACTAATGTGGTTAACTCATTAGGCGTATTAGATGGAGATAATGTTTCCATAGCTGACTACAATGGGCAGTATTTTGATGGGGTAGTTTTATATCAAAGCGGAAGCTCAGATTCTAATTCAAAGTTAATATTTTTTATAGATACTTCAAGTGGTCTACCATTTGTAGGATCTAACAGTGACACTCCTGTTACTATAATCTGGAGTGATTCAAATACTAAAATACTTTCTATTTAGGAGTTTTTGTGGCCACAAACTATCCAGCATCATTAGATAATTTTGTAAATCCAACAGCTAATGATACTCTAAATTCGACTACAGTACCACACCATCAGCAACATACCGATCTAAACGACGCGGTAGAAGGAATGCAAACTGTTTTGGGAATCAACCCAGCAGGTTCTCACCTTACAGTTAAGGATAGAATTATTGCAGCAGAGTCAAATATTTCAATTCAATCAGTTTTAAATGGGATGACAGATGTTACTATAGATTCAGCTGCGAGTGGTCAAGTATTAAGATATAACGGCTCTCAATGGGTTAACTACGCGGAGTCCAATCTTGTTGATGGAGGGAATTTTTAAAAATGTCTAATACACTAAGGATCAAAAGAAGGTCTAGCGAACAAGCAGCAGGCGCCCCAGGGAGTCTTGAGAATGCTGAATTAGCATTTAACGAAGCGGACAATACCCTTTATTATGGAAAAGGAACTGGCGGAGCCGGTGGCACTGCCACCAATGTCATAGCGATTGCAGGCTATGGAGCATATGCTACGCTTGGAACAGAACAAACAATATCTGGTAATAAAACTTTTTCTGGGACAATAGCAGTTGCAACACCAACTGCAAACGCACACGCTGCTACCAAACTATATGTAGATCAAGCAATAGGTGGAGTCGCTACTGCATTTACGGTAGCCGCCAATACTGGTTCTAACTTAACAATAACTAGTGGAAGTGACACGTTTACAATTGTTGGCGGTACAGGAATAACTACTGAAGCTAGTGCTACAGATACTATTACCATAACAAACCAAGGTGTTGTTTCTTTAACTGGGACAACTAATGAAGTATCTGTTTCCGCATCAAATGGTTCGGTAACTTTAAGTCTTCCAGCTAACGTTACGATTAGTAATAATCTCACTGTAACAGGCGATTTAATCGTTAACGGAAATACAACAACGCTTAACACTGCAACTTTAGTAGTTGAAGATAAGAATATAGTTTTAGCCAACACAGCATCTCCGACAGATGTAACAGCAGATGGTGCTGGTTTTACAGTCAAAGGCGCAACAGATAAGACTTTTAACTGGGTTGACTCAACAGACGCTTGGACATCATCAGAGCACGTTGACCTAGTATCAAGTAAAATCTTCAAAATTGATGGGACTTCAGTATTAAGTAACACCACACTTGGTTCAGGTGTTATTAACTCAAGTTTAACGTCGCTTGGTAATGTTGCAACAGGTACTTGGAGTGCAACAACTATAGGGATTGCCTATGGTGGTACTGGCGCAACTGATGCAGCTAATGCAAGGACTAACTTAGGTTTAGCAATTGGCACAAACGTACAAGCTTATGATGCGGAACTAGCAGCAATTGCTGGCTTAACTTCTGAAGCAGATAGAATTCCTTATTTCACTGGAGCAAACACGGCAGCTCTTGCAACTTTTACCGCATTTGGCAGAAGTCTTGTCGATGACATAGATGCATCTGCAGCTAGAACTACACTAGGTCTTGGAACAATTGCGACACAAAATTCAAGCAACGTTTCAATCACAGGTGGTTCTATAGACAATCTGACCTTTGATGGTGGAACCTTTTAAGTAAGAAAGGTTTTTAATGGCCGTACCGAATTTATTGAAAGGGCAAATAGCCCTAGACCCAACCAATGATTTATTGTATTATGTCAACGAATCTAATACAATAGTCTCAACATCTTTATCTTGGGTAAAAAATAATAGCAATATATCTACGGTAGAAAATGTTGTTATAAGTGGAGACTTAACTGTATCTGGTTCAACAGTAACAGTTAACGTGGAAACTCTTCTAATAGAAGATAATATTATAGTCTTAAACACTGGGGTCACTGGTACGCCAGCCGTAAACGCTGGGATAGAAGTAGAGCGTGGGACTTCAACAAACGTCCAAATTCGTTGGAACGAATCAACGGACAAATGGCAGTACACTAATGATGGAACTACGTTCTATAATATAATTGGCGAAGGAACAGATCTTACTGGAAATCTTACTGGTAACGTAACGGGCAACGTCACTGGTAATGTGATCGGAAATACAACTGGAAATCTTACTGGTAATGTAAGCGGTAACGTAACAGGCAGCGTAACTGGTAACGTAACAGGAAATCTTACAGGAAACGTAACTGGGAATCTTACTGGTAACGTAACTGGGAATACAACTGGAAATCTTACCGGCAACGTAACTGGCAACGTAACAGGCAGCGTAACTGGTAACGTAACAGGAAATCTTACTGGCAATACAACTGGCAACGTCACTGGGAATGTTGTTGGCGATGTAACCGGTAATGTAACCGGTAATTTAACGGGTAATTCTACCGGGACCCACACAGGCGCGGTAGTTGGGAATGCGGATACTGCAACTAAGTTATTAAATGCTAGAACCATATCTTTAACAGGGCCAGTTACTGGGTCAGTGTCTTTTGATGGTACATCTAATGTTTCCATAACGACTTTACTAACAGCAGAATCTTCTGGCATTACTAGCCTTTCAGATGTTACGATTACTTCTGTTGCTAGCGGCGATTTATTAAAATATAATGGAACTAATTGGGTAAATGCATCAGGGTATGCAACTCTAGATTCTCCAACTTTTACGGGCACAGTAAGTGGTATTACCGCAACGATGATTGGCCTTGGGTCAGTCAATAATACTTCTGACACGGCTAAACCAGTTTCTACCGCTCAACAAACTGCACTTGACCTCAAGGCCGATATTGCTTCACCCACTTTTACGGGCAACGTTTCTGGTATCACCAAAACGATGGTAGGTTTAAATTTGGTTGATAATACCGCAGATACGGCAAAGCCTGTGTCTACCGCGCAACAGACGGCTATTGACCTTAAGGCAAATATTGCTTCACCGACATTTACTGGAAATGTTTCTGGCATTACCGCAACTATGATTGGTCTTGGGTCTGTAGACAACACTTCAGATACCGCAAAACCTATATCAACAGCTACGCAAACTGCCCTCGACCTTAAGGCGCCCCTCGCTTCACCTACTTTTACAGGTAATGTAAATACGTCTATATTATTTGTAGGCAACATAGAGGTCGACACAACAGACCCGATTATTGGTCAAGTTCTTAAATATAATGGAACAAAATTTGCACCCGCTGCAGATAACGTGGCAACATCTGGCAGTCTTAACGTAACGGATTTAGCTGATGTACTCGTCTCAAGTGTGTCAAATGGCGAGGTTCTAAAGTGGAGTAGTAGTACTTCAAAGTGGATTAACTCAGCCGACAATGCTGGGACAGTTATTAGTGCCCTTGATGATATAGGTAATGTTTCTGCGGCAACTCCTTCAAGTGGGCAATTCTTAAAGTGGAACGGTACCGCTTGGATACCTGAAACCATTATTGGTGGCGCAACTATCTCTGATACAGCCCCAGTATCACCCGTGACAGGGCAAATTTGGTATGAGTCAGATACTGGTAAAACTTTTGTTTACTATGACTCATTCTGGATTGAAATAGTTGGTTCAACAGGTGCTCAGGGTCCTGCTGGTCCTACTGGCGATACTGGTCCTGCTGGTCCTACTGGCGATACGGGGGCAACTGGTCTTACTGGTGCTACTGGCGATACGGGTGCTGCTGGTGAAACAGGTGCGACAGGCGCGACAGGCGCGACAGGGGCAACAGGTCCTGCTGGTGCCGATGGTGCAGGAAGTGTCAAATACGTTTTTGCACCCGGTGCAGACCCAGTGGCTTCTGGACAGATAACTTTTGGGTCGCAAGTTTACTTCCCATACGTCACTCAAATAAAAATTCATACCTATTCAAAGAATGGAACAATACAAACCGCGTGGGTCAATCAATGGCAAATTGGAAGTAAATTACTAATCTCCAACAGCGCAGGCGATGTAGCAATGTTCACAATAACCTCCGCACCAGATTTGAACGGTGCCATTTACACGGTCGGAGTTGTGAATTTCAACACTTGGGACGCCGCAAGGGCTCTAGAACTTTCTTTCGGGTTTGACGGAACTACCAACTTTAATGAAGATGTTTCAATCATTTACCTTCCAGTACCTAGAACCCATGTTACAAAGTACACAACTTATACTGATAATTCATGGACTTGTCCTGCTGGTGTCACACAAATAAAACTCACACTCATCGGTGCGGGTGGGGCAAGTGGTGATGCATCTGCAATAGGACAAAATACAACTGCTAGTTTTACTTCTGCTGCGGATACCGCAGAAGCAACAACATTCACGGTCGGCGGAACCGCGTACACCGCACTCGGTGGAAGAAAAGGATTGAACCATATTGTCACTGCGGACACCCTTGCTGTGGAAGGGGATTTTGACCTATGGATATCAGGGAGTAGTTCTAGTTCGGGAACGGAAGTTGATGACATCAGATACCCGGGTTGCGGTGGTGGACCGGTTGTGTGTTCTGCAATATCACAACGAAACTTCATAATGGGTGGTCTTTCTGACCGACTTGTCACTTATATAAGAATTTTGGCACGTTCGTTGCGTGGTCAGGATGGTTTGACAGAAGTTTTCCAAGTTGCTGTTACGCCAGGAACGACGTACGCATTTAGTATCGGAAAAGGTGCTGGCTTTGTCGCTAATTCCAATGTTACTGATACTTACATGGGTTCAAACGGTGCCGTCATCATAGAATACGTGGTTTAAGGAGACATCATGGAATACACATATGAAATAGACGACCAAAACAAAGTCACTATCACACAGACGGGAACTGTCGGGGTGGCTACTTTTTGCAATACCGCAACTCAAACCAGATTCCCCCATAACGGTGCACCTTGGACAAAAGAAGAAGCCGAACAATGGGCAGAAACGACCATCCAAGCCATGAAAGACAACAACGACACTTTTTCCACTCTAAATAATAATTTGGAAGCATAACAGTTATGGCTATTAACTTCCCAGACTCCCCAACAAACGGTGAAACCTATACCGTAGGTTCTTTTACTTGGCAATACGACGGCGAAAAATGGGTTTCCGCAAATGGCATTGCTTTGGATGGCTTGTCGGATGTAACAGCGCCAACACCAACATCTGGCGACTTTCTGAAATGGAACGGAACTGCTTGGGTTAACGACGCAATAGATTTAGGTACAGACACTACTGGTTCATATGTTTCTTCGTTGGTTGCAGGAACTGGCGTTACCCTTACCAACAACTCTGGTGAAGGGGCAACACCAACAGTAACGGTTGACACAACAGTCATTCAGGCGAGAGTTACAAACGTTACCGACACAGAAATAGGTTATCTGGATGGCGTTACTTCTTCCATTCAAACACAGATAGATACAAAAGCACCTCTTGCTTCACCAACTTTCACAGGCGTACCTGCAGCCCCAACTGCAGCAGCTTCAACTAATACAACTCAAGTTGCTACCACGGCGTTCGTTCGTGCAGAAGTTGCGGCTCTTGTCAATAGTGCAGGTGCGACATTAGATACACTTGGGGAAATTGCTACCGCACTTGGAAACGATGCTGCTCTATCCACAACACTTACGAACAGCATTGCCCTAAAAGCACCCCTTGCTTCACCAACTTTTACAGGCACCGTAACAATTCCAGCAGGTGCATCTATCTCAGGTTTTGCAACCTTGGCTTCACCAACATTTACTGGAACTGTAACTCTTCCTGCAAATACAGTTACATCTTCAATGATTTTAGATGAAACGATTGCTAATATTAATATTAGTTCTTCCGCCGCAATTGATTATTCTAAACTATCATTGAGTAACTCTATCGCTACAACCGACTTAGTATCTGGTCCAGCTAGGGCAGGATTTAATTCTACATTAAGAACAGTCACCTCAAGTAATACTCTTATAATTTCAGATCTAGCTAAATTAATAGTAGTAAATAGTTCTTCTACTGCTAATATTACGGTCCCTGCAGATAATACAGTTAATTTTAATGTTGGTGATAGAATAGATTTTGTTACAATTAATACTGGTTTAGTAACATTTATTGCTGGAGATGGAGTTACCGTAAACGGAACTCCTGGTCTTAATTTGCGTACACGATACTCTGGTGCTACACTAGTTAAGTTAGCTGCCAACACTTGGGTAGCAATGGGCGACTTAAAGCAATAAAGGCTTAACTATGACAGTTCCAATAGGCAGTTCGGGTCGGAGTTAGAAAATCTCCCAAGCCTACGGTAGCTGCACGGGACAGCAGATTCCACAGCTAACGCAACTATAACTGCTGCTGGCTTTGTTGTTGGAACAGTAACGAACACTTCTATAACTGAAGGAATAGCACCCTTTAGTGAGCCTAACGGAGCTACAGCTCCAGCAACTCTTAACACTGTCAAAACTGCATTAACTGATACCAGTCTTACTCCATTGGGTACGAGTATCCCTTATGAAAGAAATGCTCCATTTTTCCCACCTTACTTCCCACCTTACTTCCCACCATTTTTCCCACCGTTCTTCCCACCATTTTTCCCACCATTTTTCCCACCATCCTTCCCACCACCTGACCCATGTGCAGGATACACATGCGTTTCCTGGCCAGATGCTGGCATGTATTTGTACACCTTTGTGGATTATTCTCCAAACTCAGTGGCCTACGGTTGCTGGTTCGGCGGAGTATGGAACGCATATGGCGATGCGAATTGCAATTGTCCAGCAACCTTTGCAGCATTCCAGTACTGTGCAGCATTCTCGTAAACTAGTTAAGATATGATATAATTGAAAATCACAATCAGTAAATAGGAGAAAAAATGAGCGACTCAACAGGTATTCCAGATATGACCGGATTTCCGACATTTGTTTATGTAGTAGATGGCGAAGTTGCTGACGTGCAGGTTGTTCCCCCAACCGATGAACGTAGGGTGGCGGTTCTTTCATCAAGTCCGCAAATTTATGTTCTTGACGGCGGATTTCCAGCCAATGGTGTCCCTCCTCGAATTGGCTTTCCGTACCCATAGGCGCAGGGCTCAGTCTTGATTTTTTGGCGCAATATCGATATGATGTTTTCATGACCAGCCCATGGCAAGAATATAAAAAGAAACTTGGAACAACACGTCCATGGGACATACTTAATCCAAATGTCGAACATGCTTCGGAAGAGGAATCGGTAACACGAATGGACATCTGTAATAATTGCGACAGACTATTGCCCGTTACTCATCAGTGTAAAGAATGTGGTTGTTTTATGAAGATGAAAGTTAAGTTAAAAAACGCAACTTGTCCACTTCAAAAGTGGTAGTATTATATTACTATAATTAAAGATTTTATCTAAGGAAAGAGGAAGACATGGCTTTTAGTGGTTCAATTTTTGGCGTAAACAACACGCTACTTTTAAAGAGGTCAGACACAACTACTCAAGAGCCAGCTTCTCTTGTACTTGGAGAATTAGCGATTAACGCAGCTGATGGTAAATTATTTTATAAGAACAGTACATCCAATTCAATAATACGGAGTTAATTTAATATCCAATGTTATTGGAACCGCAAACCAAGTTACGGTTTCAGCTAACGCCACATCTGGAGTTTATACCCTAAGTCTCCCATCTACTATCCAGACTACTCAGGCAAATGTTTCAACACTGTTTGTAGATGGCATAGAGATTGACACAACTGGCGCTACAACCAATCAAGTATTAAAATTTGATGGAACTAAATTCTCTCCAGGAACAGATACTGGTTTAGCTGGAACGGTTCATGTCGAGACTATAGGTGACAACACAAGCTCAACCTATACGCTCACTCACAATCTTGGAACTCGTGACGTTGTTGTTGTCGCCAGAAATGCTGCTAGCCCTTACGAAGTAATAGAGGTTCGTTGGGAAGCAACATCAACTTCGACTGTAACTTTAGATTTCTCGCTCGCAGTCGCCACAGACTCGGTTAGAGTTGGCGTTTATGCAGCAGTTGCTGGTTCCACTATATCAATAGCTTCAATTGATGATCTAGGTGACGTAACTCTATCAAACGCAGCTAACGGAGACTTCCTCCGCTACAATGGTTCAGCCTGGATCAACGATGCAGTAAACCTTTCAACAGATACTATTGGCGATTATGTTTCTAGCTTAGTAGCTGGAACTGCAATCACTCTTACCAATAACTCTGGCGAAGGTTCTACTCCAACAATAGCAGTAACAGCCAATACTTTTGATGCTTTTGGTGCTGCTTCAAGTGCTCAAACCGCAGCACAAACTTTTGCTACAAACTTAGTTGCAAACGTAGCTACGTCATTTGAAGTTGCTGGCGATTCTGGTACAAGCAAGACAATTACTTCTGGCTCAGATACACTTAGCATTTTGGGTGGAACTGGTTTAACATCTGTAACTTCAAATACAGATACAATTACACTTAATCTTGATAGCACTGCAGTAACAGCTGGTTCATACGGCAATGCAAACACCGCAGCCAGCTTCACTGTAGACGCACAAGGTCGTTTAACTTCAGCATCACAAAATGCAATTAGTATTTTGGCTAGTCAAGTTTCAGACTTCACCGCCAACACAAGAGCGCAGATTAGCGTTGCAGGAGATCTTGCTTATAACTCAAGCACTGGTGTAATTAGTTTTACGAATGACGCTGGCGATATTGAATCAGTTACTGCTGGCACTGGACTCACTGGCGGTGGCACTTCTGGTGCAGTTACTCTTGATCTAGCTTCAACAGCTGTTACTGCCGGTTCATACGGTGCAGCAGGCACTGTTGGAACGTTTACAGTTGACGCTCAAGGTCGCTTAACCAATGCAAGTAATTCAACTATATCAATCCTTGCTTCACAAATTAGCGATCTTTCTTCTAACGCTGTAACTTCTTTGGCTGGAACTGCAAATGAAGTTGAAGTTTCATCTTCAGCTGGTGCAATCACAATCGGTCTTCCTTCTAATGTTACAATTGGTCAAGATCTCACTGTCACTGGAAACTTAACTGTTTCTGGAAACACTGTAACTTTAAACACCGAAACACTTGCAGTTGAAGATAATAAAGTTCTTCTTAATTCAAGTGTAACTGGTGAACCAAATGTAGATGCTGGGATTGAAATTGAGCGTGGTACATCAACTAACGTTGAATTGCGCTGGAATGAAACCTCCGATAAATGGCAGTTTACTAATGACGGCACCAACTATGCTAATCTTGGAGACGTAACGGCAGCTGCTCTTATTGCAGCAGCTGGTGGTGACGGAACTAATGGTCAAGCACTTACAACTAATGGTTCTGGAGTATTGGACTTCACGACAATTGTT